ACTGTGGCCGGAACGGTATTCCGTGGAAGACTTCGACCGGATCAAGCGAACGGTCGGCTCCTACGCCTTTTCCGCTCTCTACCAACAGACACCAACGCCCCGTGATGGCGGGTTCTTCCGGCCGGAATGGTTCCGCATCGTCGATCCATCACCGATACCAGACAACTCCAACTCATGCCGAGCGTGGGACACAGCCGCAACGGTCGGCGGTGGTGATTACACTGCCGGTGTGTGGATGTGCAGGACCGGCGACATCTACCGTGTCAAGCACGTTTCGCGGGGGCAGTGGTCGCCTGCTACACGTCGTACAATTCAGCGACAGATCGCTGAGACCGACGGGCGCGAAACCATCGTCCATTTGGCACAAGACCCCGGCTCCGCTGGTGTCGATCAGGTCCAGCATGACACCCGCAACCTCATAGGTTATGGAGTCATCAGCAAGCGGCCAACTGGTTCTAAGGAAGTGCGGGCTATGCCGATGGCGGCTGCGTTTGAATCCGGTTCGATTGAGCTGGAAAAGGGCGACTGGAACCGCGACTTTATCGACGAATTGTGCTCATTTCCAACCGGAAAACATGACGACCAGGTCGATTCCGCTGCCGATGCTTTCAACTATTTATCCCCGATCCAGCCCTTCAGGTACGTCTCCTAAACCACTATGGCAACAATATTCGACCACATCCGAGACCGGTTTACCAAGTCCGTGAGGACCGGCGTCACTGCCAACACCGCTGATATTGCCGCCTCATCATGGTCTGTAGATATGATGACAGGGTTAAGCAACGATTACATGACGCTCGCACGCCCTTACACACAGGTTTCTGTGGTCCAGGCAGCGATTCAGGCGATGCGACGTAACTCCACTAAGGCTATCATGCAGGTAGGATATTGGGATGAAGATGGCGGGTTTATCCCGGTCGATCACCCTTTACAATACCTCTGGCAACGTCCGTCACCGGGTGAATCGGATGCCACCGTGCTGGAACACCTTTACGCCAGCCTGTGCGATAACGGCAACGCCTACGTGCAAGTGATCACCAACACCGCTGGTAATGCCGTCACTGAGCTGATGCCGATACCATCGCCTTGGATAATGCGACCCGTGATGGGCGAAAGCATCAACGAAGTGATCGAATATCCAGTGATGGGAAGCGATTGGGGCCGTGCTTACAACTACTCCGTTCCAGCCGAATTGATGCTGGCCTACCGTCAGGGGCGCAGCAGTTATGCCCAATCGCGTGGCGTTTCGGTGCTGGATTCAGTTGTGGCTGAGATGGCATTAGTCAAGATCATCGGTCAATACGAGACCACTGTACTATCCCGATCCGGCGTGCCATCGCTAATTGTCAGCCTCAAAACGCTCGGCAATCTATCTGACCTGCAACTATCGCAAGTCCAGTCTGACCTGGCACGGGCTGTGAGCGGTAAAGCAGTGGGCCGACCATTCGTCGGAACATCCGAAATGGACATCAAAAGCCCCGGATTTTCGCCAAAAGATCTATCCGTCTCGGAAATGGCCGATTTAGCCACCGCCCGCATCTGTGGTGTGCTAGGATGGGCACCTATGTCACTCAAACAGCCTGACACGGGCAAGACTTACAGCAACCTCGTTGAGGCCAACAAGGCGTCATGGCGGGATGCTGTGATCCCGTTTCTCGATCTTGTGGCCGGTGAACTCACTCGACTCGTGCAGACACTGCCCATTGCCTGCGGTGGTGTGACATCGCAGCCTAATCCAGAGCTGTGCGTGCGGTTTGACACTTCTCAGATCGAAGAGCTTTCAGTGGACCGCAAGGCGCTGATGGACATCGCCACGGCAGGCGTTGGGGCTGGCATCTTTACGATCAACGAAGCGCGTGCCACTTTGGGCCTTGGTGAGCTGGAGGAAGTTCCGGCGGTTGAGGCTGTCGAGCCGGAAGATCCTGCGGAAACCGAGACACCTGAAGCGGAAATGGAGGCGGAATAAATGGCCGGAACTTATGCGATCGAAATCGAAGCTGGTGCCAGTTACAACCGCACCATCAATTGGACCTCTGCCAACTTGCCAGTCAACCTCAACGGATGCACGGCACGGTTGATGGTCCGCACATCTTACAGTGACGCCAACACGACGCTCTCGCTGGTATCGCCATCGGCTTGTTTGTCGATTAGTAATGCGACCAATGGCGACATCCTTTTGAGCCTTGACCCTGCTGTGACAGCCAACCTTGTCGATGGTGTTTACGACCTCGAAGTCCTATTCGGCGGTGGCCCGGTCACACGGCTTTTGAGTGGCACATTGACAGTCTCACCGGAGGTGACTCGTGGCTGATATTCAAGTTGTGACAATTGGCGTTCAAGGGCCTTCTGGCGTCAGCGGGTCGTCTGTTCCAGCCACAACCACCACATTGGGCGGCGTGATCGTCGGCAACAATCTGACCGTGCTGGCCAACGGGATGTTGTCGGCTAACGCTGCAACTGTCACAAACATGCCGTGGGGCAATATCACCGGCAAACCGTCTACCCTGGCTGGTTACAACATCACAGACTCTTACCCGCTCACGGGCAATCCGTCTGGCTTCCTTGTGTCTTCCAGCCTCACGCCTTACGCGCTCACGTCCAGCTTGACTGTCTATCTGACCACGGCAACAGCCGCTTCGACCTACGCAACAACCTCAAGCCTTTCCAGTTATTTACTCTCAGCCACGGCGGCCTCGACTTACGCCTTGCAGGCCACGACGATTGCAACCGGCACAGGCTTGACGGGCGGCGGTGCTCTTAATGCAAGTCGGACGCTATCGCTCACGAATACCGCTGTAACGCCCGGTGTTTACGGTTCGTCCACCCTGGTGCCAGTCATCACGGTGGACGCACAAGGCCGAATCACGTTGGCTAGTACCGTGGCCGTCTCCGGTGGAGGTGGTGGACTCAGCTCTGTTACGGGCAGCACGGGTATCACCGTTACAGCCTGTACGACGGCACCGGTGGTTTCAATTGATTCGACGGTTGCCACGCTGACGGGCACGCAAACGCTCACAAACAAGTCAATTCCCGGCGCGATCATATCCGACGCCTGTTTGACGACCTCGATCAGTTGCAACTCCGCCCCGATCCGCAGAGGCGGCACGCAGCGTGAAAACTACTCGACAAACGCCGATTGGACGGTTATTGAAGGGGTTTGCGGCGCGTTGTTTGTCTGCACAAATACATCTGACATCACTGTCACACTACCAACGGGACTGAGTTCAGGGTTTAATCTCTCTGTTATACAAGCGGGGACTGGGAGAGTCACAATTGCAGCTGCTTCAGGTGTGACTTTATATGGCCGAAACGGCCTCAAAACAGCCGCTCAATATGCTGTCATCGGCGTCATTTCGGTGGTCGCGCAGAACACGTTTATCGTCACGGGAGATACAATCGTATGATATTTCTTCCATCTGCCAAGTACCTGTATCGCCCTCAAGCCACCGTCGCGCCCTGGACACCGTTATCACTCACCAACGCCGTGCTTTACGGCTGGTACAAGTCTGACGCTGGGCTGACAGTATCCACTGACGGCGCAGCCGTTGCGACATGGGCCGACCAGAGCACCAATAATAACCACCTCGCACAACCCGCAGCGGCTAACAGGGGCGTGTTTCGCACGGCTGCGAACGGGATTAATGGGCTGCCGGTACTGGAGTTCCCAGCTTCGTCAACGGTGCACAGGTACTTCGAAGACACCTTATTCCCCGGCGGGACAGCGACCGGCTTCAGTTTCTATATCATCTCCCGTAATCCGGCTTACAATGCAGCCGCTCAGTACACAGGTGCGTTTGGCATCGGGGACTTGGCTCAAGGGTCGATCCATCAGTTATGCAACCACCCATCAAACCCGACGAGGCAACAGATCCGTATCTCAGGAGCTACAGGGCTCGGGGACTTTGGCGAGAGCGTAATATCGACAAATTTCGTCGTTACAAAGGTCTCCAGAGGTGCGACGCTAAACTCGACCAAGACCAAGACAACCTTTACTTCGCTCCAAAACCAGATAGCAACCACGAACAATGCGCTTCAAAATGGCTTCAATATCGGCAGGAATTACGTCGGATCAGTTGGCTCTAAAATCGCCGAGGTCATCGTCTGCAACCGCGAACTGACGGGTGATGAAGAGATCAATTTAAACACTTACCTTCGATCACGTTACGGCTTCGACCTAAATTACGGTGCCGACCTACCCGTTGCAAGCCCTGCCCTCTGGCTCGACGCCAGCCGCATGGACACGCTCTTCACCGACAACGCACTGACCACAGCAGCCACAACCGACAATGGGCCAATCGGTGGCTGGAAGGATCTGAGCGGCAATAATCGGCACGCATTGCAAACCGGCACCAATCGGCCAACGTGGCGAACGCCTATCAACGGGCTGAATGGGCTGGGGGCGATGAGTTTCAACGGGTCGAGCCAATGGATGGACATTGCGAGTTTTCCGTCTTTGGCAAGCGGGTACACGTTTTATGCGGTACTCAAACAGCCATCGACTATCGGCGTTGCCTTTTCTTCGCCAGGTACAGGTGTAGCTGGTGCATCAGGCATGCTTTGGGGCGAGCCAACTACGGGTTCTCTACTACTCACACAGTGGGGGGCAAAAATCGGTCAATTAGTGACAACCGGATCTGTTGTGGGGTATATCGCAAATTATGACGGGTCACACACGACCGGAAACTACTTTCTCAGGACATCGCAAGGCACAGCAAACACAACCGGGACGATGACTCAGAACACCGGAACACCACAAGCGGGCACAGCAATGGTCGGAAGGGCTGCAACGTCATACTATTTCAATTCGTCGCTTTATGAGCTGGTCGTCCTGCCTCGCCAGTCAAACAGTACCGAAGACCAAGCATGGAAGACCTACACAGCCGCGAAATGGGGGATCACCTGGTCATGACGCAAATCCCTCTCCGAATCTATTTCGCCGTCCTCCCAGCCAATCGCCAAACATTCGCCGATTGTCTATCCGGCAACCTCTCAGAGGCGTCAATCCGCCTAAAAGAGATTTCCACTGGCGACGAATGGTGGGGTTCAAACGGTGGACTCTATTACCAATCTCCAAACGAAATCAACCGGACATGCTTAAATCAGGCTCTGGCGTGGTTTCTGGCGATTGGATTTCAAGCCGATATCGGAG